AGGCGCTGATGCAGGTTCTGCTCTTGCTGGTGCACAGATTATTGGTGATATGTTTACGTTAGACCCACATAAGTTTATATCGGGATTAGCAAGACTCGGCTCACAGGCGCGTATCGCTCAGCTGTTTGCTAATGAAGAGTTTGTCAAAGCAGTAACAGGCACCGGCAAACCCCCTACGAAACTACAGCAACTTAGACAAATGTTTTTTGGTAAAGGCGCTTTTGGTAGTATTATTGCAGATGTTGCTATGGACCAGATGGGTGTACGAGAGACTGATGAAGAACAAACTAACAGAATGTTAAAGGATTCTGGTAATACTTTCTTTTCACAAACTTATAAACCTCGCCCTTAATTAAGACTACCACCACCTAAAATACCCATACCTTCAATGCGCTTGTCGAGGTCTTCAGCTTCGCGGCGCATTTTTTGTGCGCAGTCTTTGATATAATTAAAGCTGTCTCGGCTCAATCTGTAGTCATTTTCTTTGAGTACAGGGATTGTGTGCGCCTCTACTGTATCATCTATAAGCTCATCCCACGTGTACTCACTGAATGATGTTTCACAATCTTGGCCAGATGATATGGTCACACCGATACCATTCTTGGTTATGCTCATATGTACGTCTAGCTCACTAAGAACTGACAGGGTTTTTATTGCAGACATCTGCACTCCTTTGAAACGCTTTGATTACGTCAGTTGAAAATAATTTTTGTATGTTTAACAAATACATTCTTGATGCGTGATGGTCGCCGCCCTTGACGCTTTTCTTGTAGTCAAGGTTATCTATGATACGTTTCAGCGCATCAACATTGAACACAAGTGTAGCAAACACTTCATCGCCTATGCACAAATTGTGGAACCAGTAGTCAGCTTCCGTAGCCGCTATGCCGCTGGGATTGCCGTAGGACTCATATTCTATGGCAATGTTGCCTGTCCTAGCCCACATATCACGCTCAGATTTAACCTCAATCTTTTTATCCTGTAGCATATCTGCAATCAGTTGCTCTCGGACTTTTCCGTAGGCTAAATCTATATCAAACTTTTTTCTGTTTTTTACGGTGGGTTCTAAATTTTCCACTGTCAGCTCTTTCCTTATTTTCAAAGTACGCAACGTTATACCCACGTTGCCACTCCTTACCCCGGAAAGAGTTAGAAGTGTAAGGGTTGTCTGTCACATGAAAGAATGAACCTCTATTCGTAGTGACAGACTTTACTTGAAAAAACGCACGTTTGCCTTCGTAAAAGAACCGTTCAGCTGCGTCCGCCATATTACCCCCTATGCTGCGCTTATATCCACTATTTCGCAATGGTCTGAAGTACATGCAAGAGTTTGCATAGATACAGTGTTATCTTCTTTTTCAAATTTTGCAAGCTCTTTCCAATTGATATCATTAGGCATTTTAGCCAAAAACGTATCATAGTGGTTCTTGTCGCAATCTTGGTATGGCGCTTGCTCATACACATGCTCGCTACGAGGCAGGAAAGACAAACCTGATGCAATGTTAAAGTTCTTATAAATCCAACCGCCAACTTCAAGCCACTCATCGTCACTCACCGAGATTGTGACTGACGGCTTGTGCTCACACCAGTTGTTAGCATAAACTTTCCAGAACTCCAGCTGTTCTATAGCTGACATATCATTACGTGTCACACACTTATCCGGTGCTTTTACTGGGAAGCTGAACACAGTGTTGTTCTTGTTCCAGTTGTCATCTTCGTATGGGATACCAGACTCCATCATGAACTGTGTGAGCGGGTCTTTTTTGTCGCCGCGTACAGTGCGAATGTAGTATTGGCTATGACGTGCATGAATGCCTGACGCAGAATCAGTTAGCTGTGAAACAGTACCACTTGGCTTAACGCAGGTTATCGCGGTAGACGCAGGGATGCCAATCTTTTTAGCTACCTTAGCGTTAGTGTCCACAGCTACCTGCCGCAATTCTTGCAGTATGCCAGCGATATTCATGCCATATTTTGCACTACGCCCGTTAAGAATAGCGTTATCCATAATACCTGTCATCGACACGCCCAGCAACCGCTCTTCTTCTGTATTTTTCCGCCAAATACGCCGCAGATACGGAAAGTTTGTTAGTGTGGACTGCCATGTGCCAATCAGAGTAGCGATGCGTACCTTGTGTTTTAGGTCATCAATACTGTCGTCTCCACGTACGATAATCTCTGACAGGTTGCAGAATTGGTAAGGACGCAAGATAATCTCAGAACACGGGTTTGTACCAAAATCTTGGTCTGCTTCACGGCGGCCGTTCTCTGCGGCTTTCTTCTGCGCTGCACCACGATAGAACATACCGCGTTCACCTGTGCCAGATTGCGCTAGTGAAATCCATTCGCGCATAAATGTCTGCATATCAGGCTTCTCTGTGTATGCAACAGAGTTGTTTGCCATTTGACGCTGTGGGTCTGTGTCCCAGAAAGCACCAACTTTGGCATGCCGCATTCTATCGTCAGACAAATTGGACAAGCTAATCATAGCAGAGCGACGTACACCGCCTGACACAACGACTTCACCAACTTTACACATGATGTCGTGGCACTCTAGGCTTGACAGACGCCGGCCATTTGCCTTTTTAAATGTCTCGACTGTGAACCGAAATAAATCATCAAGCGGTGCTGGGCCTGATGCACGTCCACCAAATGTCTTTAGCTTTGCACCAGCGGGGCGTACCTTGCTCATATCCCATGTAGGAATTTCACCTGACCACAGCAGGGCCAGCAGTTTACGAAATGCTTTTGCCCAGCCTTCTTTGCTGTCACGTACAGCAATTACTTCGTCAGCCGGAAACATCTTCTCAGGCACCTCTGGTAATTTACATATGTATTGCCGTTCCACAGAGAAGCCTACACCGGTTCCGCACATCAAGATGTACATAGCCTCATCAAAAGCTTTAGGGTCGTCTACGGGCAAATATGAGCAGTTGTAGCCGGCAGTGTTATCGCGCTCTAATGCGGCGCCAGAGGTCATCATAGCACGCATAGATGGCATAACTTCAGAGTGTAAGATGGCTTGTTGCACATCTTCGAATTCATCAGCAGGTATTTTGTACCCATGCTTAGATTTCAAAGAATCACGCATATAATTCATGTACCGCGACACTGTTTCGTGCCACTCTTCACGACGCTGTTCGTCGTCAAGCCAACGCGCATAACGAGACTTGTGAATAAATTGTTGATAATATGTGGGAAGAACGACGTTACTCATTAGACGCACCTGTGAAACTGTTAAGTATAGACAGACGGTCAGCATGTATCGCTATTTTATCTAACTCACCTTGGACGGCCTCCATGATGTCAGAGTGTTCGCCAATACCGGCAGGGTTAGCTAAGTACACTTCAATATTAGCTCTGTGTAAATTTATGTTACCTTTTGCGTGGTCACTTAACGCCTTTAACATTAGTTCTCTCATTACTTTGTCCTCACTGTAATAGAAACAGGTTCGATGCCTTCAACATCGTATAGCAAATCAGATACATAGTCACTCACAATTTCGCTGAGTTCGTCTGTATCTGCGTTAAATTCGTCTAAGTCTAACTTTGCTCTTACAATAATGTCTGCTCTAACTGTCGTCCTGTTCATTTTCTTGTTCCAGAATTAAGCGCTCCAAATAGAATTGCGCTTTCCGCAAGTCCTCAATGGGCTTGCCTTTGTAGCGGTGCCGCCACAAATACTTTATGGTATTGCCGTTGCAATAGCCTTGAAATAATTCTGGGCCTAGCGCAGCGCGTATTGCATCAATACACTCTACACCGCCTTTGTTATAATGTAATGGATTGTTAACGTTGTCGAAGCTGGGTGGAAAGTCCTCTAGGCTAGCTTCTTCTTCTGCTATCTTACGTTTCATGTACGCCTCATATCCTTCTCTAGCCATATTAATCACATGAATCCAATCTTGAAATTATTGCACAGTATTTGCCCTTCTCATCGGTGTGAGTGGATATAACACGAGTATCATATCCCATGTAAGGGTACGACCGCTGATATCTTTCTATATCCTCTTGTAATTCTGCTGAACTATCTGCAGACAATAGCACACGTATATCCTTGCTCATGTCATTATCCTTTCTATAATACCAGCTATGGCGTGATAAGATGCCCAGCCTAAGAAACCAAAGATACAGGCAAACAAAAACATTTCAATGCCATCATGTGTGAAGTAATAATACTTCACTTTATTCCAATACTTATTCATGTTCGCCTCCATTGCCTCTACCCAAGCCACCGAAATAGCTTGGCTTACGTTTGGCGGTTTCAAATACACCAACTGTAATAAATATACCAGCTATCAATAGAGCGTGGATAGCGGCACTAATACCAAAAGCGATGACAGAGCCAAGCCACATGGAAAAAATAATGCACCACATCCATGCAAGTATTTGCATGATAAGATGCCTAGTGTTTACATCAGGAATATTACGTAATGGATTGTAACGGTTGTCCATTATGACATTCCAACTATTGTGAATGAATTTCATCAGTAATACGCCTTTATTGCTTCGCCAATTTGTTGTGCTATCTGTGGTACAATAGCATTACCTAATCCTTTAAGTCGGTCCACCCTTTTGGGTATCCCATTAGCCACTCGACCCACGTCGGGTTCAATGTGCCAGTTGGTTGTTTCACGTCTTTCACCGCCGCACATAAGTACTTCCTGTCGTGCATGTGGGTGTGACTCTTGCTCCCCACTGGGCCACAGTCCTTGTACTCCGATGCTCTGGGCGTCGGCCACATTCTGACTTGGTCTGCTAAGTTCGCCCCAAATTTCAAGTTGGGATTCGTCTTGCTGACTCGCCGCCCCTTCTCGTCTAGTTGTCTCGGTCCCCCTGTCACGTCCGTTGTCCTCGGTGTGGCCCACAATCCAGACTCTGTTTCGTTTGTGTGGGGCGCCGACGGCAACAGCTGGAACAACAAACGTCCTTGTGGTGTAGCCCTCAGACTCCAAGTCAGTGAGCACCGAGTCGAGTCCCAAGCTGATGTGACCATAAACGTTTTCGAAAACAACCCAAGAGGGTCCTTTGGATGCAACAATTTTGCGGATGTGCGGCCAGATGTGGCGTGGGTCTTCTTCGCCTTGGCGCTTACCAGCTTGACTGAAGGGTTGGCAGGGGTATCCTGCTGTGAGGATGTCGCAATCTGGAACAAATCTTGTTGGGTCATTAGCTAACACCTTTACGTCTTCGGCTACAGGAACTGTGGGCCAGTGTTTCTTTAGGATTCTGCGACACCACGGTTCGACATCACAAAACAAAACAGGCACAGACAACCTCGCCATCTCAAAGCCTAGCGCAAAGCCGCCTATGCCACTACATAAATCAACGTGTCTCATACCACAACCTCAATGCTGTGTAGTTGTTACTTCGTCATCTCCAAAACTCTCACGCCCCATATCCAACACAGCTTCCATATCTTGTGTTGCTTGAAACGCCATACCACGAGTTAGTAGTGTATAAAATACTAAATCGTCTTCTGAAACTTTGTCAGATGGGTGGTGATATATTTCAATTTCAAATCCAGCGTTCTCTCCAT